ATTTGGTTTATAAAGAATTCTTTGAGAAATGTGAATCATTTGAAGAACCAATCAATACATACACACAAAATGTGTTGAGCACAAAGTTCAAAGAATGGCAAGTGAGAAAAAATGCGTTAGGACTTAAAAAAAATAGAAAATTATGATAACAGCACAAGTAGTATTGATTAATGAAGAAGGTTTAATCCTTGGGGTGTCTAGAAAAGACAACCATTCTGATTTTGGCTTACCTGGAGGTAAGATGGACCCAGAAGACGACAATGACCCTACAACAACGGCAATAAGAGAATGTAAAGAAGAAACTGGTTTAGATATTTCACAATTACAATTGATATTTGCCATACATAAAAGTGGTAACATGGGTTACACCTATCTAGCTAAGTATACTGGTGAAATCAATCACAACGAACCGCATGTAGTTAAATGGGTACCAATGCAAGTTCTTATCAACGGTAGTTTTGGTAGATACAACGAAATGGTTAGTGAATCTTTAACATCAATGGGTGTTCCGTTTCAAATGGATATTGATGAAGAAACTCTTAAAGATGAATTGGATGAATTTATGAAAGACCACACATTCAATAATTTAAAAGTGAGTGTTAAAGAAATTAGAAAAGAGAAAGATTGGTTAGGTAAATCTCAATATACTCTTTATCTAACTGGTATCGTAGAAGAAACGTGTGATTTTGATACTAGGTTTACAGATGGTCTAGAAGCTGTAGGTGAAAGATATGGTGTTAAAATTAGAATACCTAGTTATTATTACTCAAAATAATTGTTTAGTATAAAAATAATTAGTATATTTGCAAAAACTTATAAATATGAAAAATGCTGAAAGACGTCTTCAACTAACGTCAAAATTTGTACAGATGGGTAAAGCTCTAGTTGAAGAGGGTAGAGAATCCAATGATTTAATTATAGCTCAGTTGGGTAGTATGATAATCTTTTTAGGTGGGATTTGTTTTGATGATGAAGATGTCACAAAATTTGGTGAATTGGTTTCTATGTATTCAGCAAAAAAATTGGTTGAATCCTTAGAAGAAAACAATGACCCTGAAATTATGGCTATCAGAAGAAAAGCTGAATCTGACACTTATGAAAACATCTTAGATGGGATTGATGGTTTAATTGATGATGCTAAGAGAGGTAAATTGGATGATGAGGATGAAATCAATTTTGACCAAGATGATGACGATGATAATGATTAATTAACGCAAATATTTTGTGCATTAAAATAAACACATATATTTGCACAAAAAATACATGTTATGTTAAAAATACAAAAATTTATAAAAGAAAACGGTTTTGAAAAAGCTGTTAAAGAGTTTCAATTAAAAACTCGTGAATACGAACACAAAGTGTTATTGAAATATGACCAATTAGTGTCACCAACTATTATGTCGAACATAGAAGTTCAAGAATGTAGAGGTCTTATCCTTGAAAAAGGTACATGGGATGTTATGTCGTTGGCTTTCACAAAATTCTTCAATGCTGAAGAAGGAAACGCTGCTAAAATAGATTGGAACACAGCTCACGTTTTAGAGAAACTTGACGGTACTCTTATACAAGTGTATTGGGACTGGGTAAACGAAGAATGGTATGCTGGTACTACTGGTACAGCTGAGGGTGAGGGTGAAGTTAACAACAAAATGGGAACTACTTTTAACTCATTGTTTTGGGACACTGTAACAAAACAATATGCGTTGAATCCATGTATGTTCGACAAAAACCATGTATATGTGTTTGAGTTAACAACACCATATAATATTGTTGTAAAACCACACGGAGAATCATCAGCAACTTTGTTGACTGTTAGAAACCGTGTTACATTACAAGAGGTTTCATGGAAAGACTTAACTATGATTGCAGAATCGTTAAGAGTACCATTGGTTAAAAGATTTGACTTGAATGCTAAAGATGTGGGTACTTTGTTACGTACATTTGAAGGTATGCCATGGTCAGAAGAAGGTTACGTTGTTGTAGACGCTAATTTTAACCGTATCAAGATAAAAAACCCAGCTTACGTTGCGGTTCACCACTTGAAAGGTAAAACAGCTGAACACAACATCATAACTATCGTTAAATCTAACGAGATTGAAGAATTCGCTTCAACTTTCCCAGAAAGAAAAGATGAATTGTTTAGACTTAAAGATAACTACGATAAATTAACTGACAAGTTAAATCAAATGTGGGTTGAGTTAAGCGCTCGTAAACCAAAAAACATAACCAAAGAAGAAAAGAAAAGATACGCTGCGGCTGTTTTTGAAGTTTGTGGTAAACACGACTTAAAACAATTCACTGGATTGTATTTCGGATTGGTTGATGGTAAAGTTGATTCCGTAGAAGACTTCATTGTAAACTACGATGACAAATTATTATACAAAATGCTCTAACCCATAACGGGTTAGAGTTTAACCTTTAAAATAAAATATAAAATGGCAAAATTAACAACCTTATACCCACAGTTTGTAACTGTTGATGGTAATTGTGCGTTACGTTTAATCTACGATGGTGTAAAATATAAATATTACAGAGATGGCGGTCAATGGGGTATTGATTGTTATAGAGACTCAGAAGGTATTTTACGAGCATATTGTAAGGATATTAAATCGTTAGATGATAAACGATTGCTTTCAACATCTGAAAAAGAATGGAGACTATGTAACGGTCAATACGCACCACATAAGTTTGAACGATACGGTTCTGAACGTGACACCACTGGAGATGTAAAAAAAGAAGTACCAAAAAACAAAAATAAATACCTTTTAATCAGACGATAATATGAAAAAAGAATATGGAACGACCTTTCCAATAACCCATTACATTCCTAACTATTATGACAATTCACGTAGCACGAATATATGTTTGGAAATAGATTTACCAAAAACCAAAGAGAAAGAAAACAAACGTAAATACCTTTTAATTAGAAGATAATATGGCAACAATAAACGTACAAGGAATCACAGTAACTTATGATTTAGAATCGTTAGCTAATGAGGTTCACAATATCCCATATAATCGGGAGAATTATGTCAATCACCATAGAACTTCTGGTGATGGTGTATCACTCCATGAAGGTGCACCAACAGAAGGTGAATTTATTGAGTTAAGAACTCATTTTGCTAACGATATTCTTAATTTAGAAACAACGCTAGCTAGTAGAATAGAATTAAATTTATTTTTAACTAAAAAGGTGTGTTGGCTAAGAATAGACGCAGACCAATACTAACAGCTCATAACGATTTCTATGTAAATGTTATTGACGAATACGACCATGATTTACAATTTGACAGACCTTACCTTAAATTGGAAAGAGTTGATGACAAAGAAGGTAAACTAATTATTCACGAAATGCAAACAAATTATTAATATGACTTATACAGACAAAACTTACGAAGAAGCAAAATTGGTTGCTATCAAAGCGCATAGCAACCAATCCTATGATGAAATATTCCCATACCACAAACACTTACAAGACGTTGTGGATGTAATCAAAAGATTTGGATACTCTGGGAAGTATATCGTGGCCGCTTGGTTACACGATGCCATAGAAGACGATGGTATAAGCTACAACGACATAAAGAAACACTTCGGTATTGAAGTTGCTGAAATGGTTTTCTGTGTTACTGATGAGCTTGGGAGAAACAGAAAAGAGAAAAAAGAGAAAACTTTACCTAAAACTGCTAGCAATCCAGATGCGATTATTCTTAAGTTAGCTGATAGAATCGCAAACATTGAACATGGTGGTAAAATTGACATGTATGCCAAGGAATACGCGGAGTTCAGAGGTGCTTTGTACTTAAACACACCTATCGCTGCCAAGCCAATGTGGGAACATTTGGAAAAATTATTGGGAAAAAGTTTGGAGGAATAAAAATAAGTTGTATATTTGCAATCTAAAACAATAAAATTATGGCAGGCGAAATAATTGGTGATTTGATAGTAGGTGTTGCTGAAATAGGGATAGAATCCGCAGTTTCCACAGACAACAAGAAAGCTGGGTTAGGTTGTTTATTTATGACAATCGTGTTATGTTTGGTTATAGGTTGGGCGTACTATTTAGCGACAAGAGAACCAGAACCACCAACCAAGGGTCTTGTTACCAAAAAACTTCCTAACAACAAAATGGTAATCAAAACCCAAAAAGGTGAAGATATCTACAACATAACCCCAGACTTGTACTTAAACAAAAAAGAGGGTGATTCAATAATTTTAAAATAATCAATATGACAATAAAACAAATATTCGACGAAATTGCTGCTGAGAGCGGTAACAACGCTAAGATTGAAATTCTTAGAAAATACTCAGATAATGAGTTATTAAAAAAAGTGCTATACATGGCAAACTCTAAACGAGTTAAATTCTACATTAAACAATTGCCAGAATATAGTAGAAACATTGAACAAAACAATTCTTTAGAATTTGCTGTTAGCGAATTACACCATATTATTGACAGACATGTTACTGGTGGTGACGCACTTAATTTCTTGCGTGATTTGTTAGCTAGTTTAGATGCTAACAATGCTTACATCATTGAACGTATAATCGATAAAGATTGTAAGATTGGTATGGGAACTACTTTTATGAACAAAGTATTCAAAGACCTTATTGAAGACACACCTTATATGGGTGCTGTATCTTTCGACGAAAAGAAAGCTCGTAAAATTTTTGAAAAAGGTGGTAAAGGTATATCACAAATCAAAATGGATGGTCGTTATTGCAATGCTGTCATCCGTAGTGGTGAAGTTGAAATGGAATCACGTCAAGGTGAACGAACAATCTTAACTGGTGCTAAATTCTTAGATGAATTAACTTCATTTGAAGATTGCGTTCTTAACGGAGAGTTAACTATGATTGATACACCTAGATATGAGTCTAACGGTATCATCGCATCACTTATCGACATCTTGGGTAAAAAGGAATCAAGAACTGAAAAAGAGAATGAGAAAAAATTAAAAGCTTTTACCGATAAACATGGTTCGTTGGAAGAAGCGTTGGATAAAATCCGTTACACAGTATGGGACCGATTAACCGTAGATGAATACTTCAACAAATCATCAAAACTTAAATATGTTGAGCGATTGGCTTATTTGGAAAAGATGATTTATAAATCAAAACCATCACATGTTAATATTGTTGAAAGTGTGATTGTTCACAACTATGCACAAGCTATGACACACTTCCAAGAAGTATTGTCTGCTGGTGAAGAGGGTACTATCCTTAAAGCGTGGAATGGTGAATGGAAAGATGGTAAACCAACATGGCAAATCAAAATGAAATTGGAAATGGATGTTGATTTACGTATTGTAGGTTTCAACTATGGAACCAAAGGTACCAAGAATGAGAATGTTATTTCTAGTCTTAATTGTGAGTCTTCTGATGGGTTGGTTAAAACAAGACCACAAGGTTTTACAGAAGAATTAATGCAATATGTTACTGAGAACCAAGAAAATTTATTGGGTACAGTAATCCAATGTAAATGTAACGGTTTATCTAACGATGTTGATGGTAACTATTCATTGTTATACCCTTCATTTGCTGGGTTCAGAGACGACAAGGATACATGCGATTCTTTGGATTCAATCAAAGAAATTGAGAACATGGCCAAAACTCTTTTGGTAGAATAACAAAAAAATAACATTAAAAATTTGACAGAGTGAAAATTTATCAGTAACTTTGTAATCTAATAATAAAAATATTAATTAACAAAAAAAAAAACAAGAAAATTATGAAAAAATTATTTTTTACATTAATCGCATTAATCGCGTTAACAGTTACGGCACAAGCCCAAACAGATTCTACAAAAGTTAAAACAACCAATTACGTATCCGCAAGTTTGTCCTTGGCAAATTCGGTTGAAGGTAAATCATTTAATGAAACCACATATGCCAGTGTTGAGTACGGTATCGTTCGTAATGGTGTCGCATACGGTTTAGCCGTTGGTCGTGGTCAATTACAAAGTAATAGAGTATTTAATGGTTCTACCACTAATCTTCAAAATTACTTCTGGGAAGTTCGTGTACAACCAACGTTTCCTTTGGGTTCAGTAACTGGTAGTGTAATTTTAGGTGCTGGTAGTTATTTCGGTTCATCTGATGCAGGATTTATTGAATACGGTGTGGGTGTATCTAAAAGCTATGGTGATTTAAGCTACGGTTTATCATACAGTAATTGGGATGGTATTAATTATGTAACCCCAAGTGTTAGCTATTCATTCTAAGCGTAACACCATTTTATAAAATAAAACAAAAATGGGTGTGTAAGAGCGCCCATTTTTTCTAGGTATAACATTTAAAATTATTACATAATGAAAAAAATGATTAAATTTCCGTCTATCGAGCAGTTCAGAACAATTATCGCAACTGTCCTTAGACAATACAATTTCGCAGGTTTAGATGAGAATGGTGATGCTATTTACGATACAACTAAACCAAAACCAACACTTACATTTAAAGGTACTGTGAAACTTCACGGTACAAACGCTGCTGTATCTGGTAATTTATCAGATGGTATTTGGGCTCAGTCTCGTGAAAACATTATCACACCTGAAAAAGACAACGCTGGTTTCGCATTTTTTGTTGAATCAAACAAAGAACTATTCACTGAGTTGATAGCTACTGTTTTCACCAAAAATGAAATCGACATGCTTGAAAACACTGTAACTATTTACGGTGAATGGGCTGGTGGTAACATTCAAAAGGGTGTTGGTGTCACTAACATTGAAAAATCATTCTTCATTTTTGGCGTTAAGGTTACACCTCACACCACAACAGAAGAAGAAGCTAAAGTTAAACCAGCTTATTGGGTTGATTACTCATACTTGAAAAGTCCAGAAAACAGAATTTTCAACATTGACGATTACCAAACA